CAGGCGCAGATCGGTAGCGCGCCCCACCAAGCCGTCAAGAGCGACCAGCTGGACAATCGTGCGCGCCGGCACGGCATCGGCCTCGTCGACGAGCCTGCCGTTGATATAGAGCGCCATCGTGGCTTCATCGGCGTCATACGTGACAGCCGCATGATACCAAGCGCCAGCGGCCGGCCACGAATGGGAGACGATCGTCCCATCATGGCCGGCGACGAGTTGATCGGATGCGGCGAAACCGAAAGACTCGTGCGCATTGCTCAAGAGCTGACCAGCGCTGGCCTGATCATCGCGCTTTACCCAGACGGCTTTCGTATAGCTGCTGGGCGTTGTGAAAGCGCCAAAGGTGACACGCCGCCCCGCCGCTCCGCTATAGACTGTTCCGCGAATGTCATCGGCAATCACCGTTGCGCCGCCGGCCGGCAGGCCATCCCGCATATATGGCCCCGAATCCTGAAAGAGCGTGGGGCCGAAATCGAGCCAGAGGATCAGCTCGTCGTTCTGGTAGTAGAGGAACGAGTAATTCACCGCCTGGATCGTCTCGGTCAGGCTGCTCTGCGGGCTGCGCTCGCTCAAGATGAAGGCCCGCGTCTGGACGTCGTCATCGGGCACGATCATGTAAGTCGAGCGCGCGAAATTTGCCAGATCGACCGACAATGGCATGCGAGGCGCAGCGGACAGCTCGACGTGATAATCATCTACGCCAGCGGAAACGCCCAACGATTCGACGGTGCCGTCGATATGCTGGAGGAAGATGGTCCATTGCTGGTCCGGATCAAGTTCCGTCGCCTCTGACAGCTGGATCGTGGTTCCGGCTTCGCCCAGCACCTCGCCTTGGAGAACAGCTGGCCGATTGCGATCGGCGACCAAAATTCGATCCCTTGGGATCACAAGGGCGGCCTCGGACGTCGCCTCCAGCTCCAGCGCGGTGTTCTGGTAGCGAATCTTGTTCCACGATCGCCACGCTTGCCAATATGCCAGCAAATAGGATCGCACCCCCGCGATATCGAGCGACTTCGTGCTGATCGCTGAGCGATCCGTCGGTATTGAGAAGGTCAGCTGCGCCCCGTCCACCGGATCGACATAATCCAGCTCGATACCGTCATGATCATTCAGACGGCCGAAGCGGATGGTGCGCTTCTGGCTTCCCGGCATCGTGTTGCGCGCATTGAAGATCAGGCTCGACTCCTCGGTCGCGCGCTCGAATGCGATACGCATCACGCGACCTTGGCGATAGGCCGTGCAAAATGATGCTTGAGCGACGGTCTGGACCAGCTCCTCAAAGCTGACATCGGTATCGTCGAAAGTGAATCCGAATTGAGCCGCCAGCGGGGTGCCGAAATAATCCTCCACCTCCGCTATGGTGTCATAGATATTATCGAAATCGATTTCCTGGGCGACGCGGCGGCCGATGTACGGATCGAGCGCCATGGCGCAAATGATATCCGCCACATTGTCTGTCGCGACCTCGGGGCCGAAAGTGGAGCCAGCAATTCGCTGGGGCAGCTTGCGCGTGACGCGCATATTCAGCTTGCGATTTTTGACGCTTAAGGCCCCGGGCGTGGCGATCGTCCGTGTCATCACCGTGGTGACGTTGCCGAAATGGGTTTGATCGATTGGCGCGAATCCAAAGCAGTCCCGCCACTTGACCTCCTCGACGCTGGTGGACCAATCATCGCTGTGACCCTCCGGCGAGGTGCGGCGCATGCGAACAGAGCAACGGCCGGAAAAGCTGGGCGTGGCCACCAGCGTGATCGCGATCGTCTCTTTCTCCGTCGCGCTGCCATAGAGCGTCGCGGCGAATAATTCGGCCGGGCCGATCGCCGCATCACTCGAATTGATGGGCGTCACTTCCATGGCCACGTCAACGGTGCGGGCTCCCTGATTGCCTTTCTTTTTAGTCAGATAATAGAGGCCGTTCAGCGCGACGATGTTCGCCCTGATTACGTGGGTATCGTTCAGATCAACGATAAAGGGGCCTATCCAGCTTTCGGTGTTGCTGCTTATGACCGGCGAAATATAGGGCGTCGCCCCGCCAGAAAGATCATCCAAGTCATTCCAGCTGGCATTTACCAAGGCTGGGTTGTTCAGGACGATAGTGTCGGCCGAAACGGAAAGGGCGGTGTAATTGCCCGATAGATTTATGCCGCCGCTGGGGTCCGGGATCGAGAGCGTCACGCTCCGATATTCGGTGCGATCGGCGGGATAGTTGTCGATCAAATTCCAGTCGCCATTGAGCGACGCGGGATCGTCCAATACTACCTTGGTGCTCGATACGCTTGTGATCTGATAGGTGCCGCCGACATCGACATAGAGCACGCCGCCCAGGCCATCATCGCCAGCGAAGCCCGCATTGCTGATCGTCAGGAATTCGCTTGCCGTGAACGCCGTGCTGGGATCGAGCGTTTCAAACTCGATCTCGCCCAGCTTCGTAAAGCGCGCATTTGTCACTGTCGTGATGACGCTGCCTGATCCGTCATATCCGCCCCGCTGGACGGTCAGCGCATCCCCGCCCCCGAGGATCGTGGTGAAATCGATGTCCGAGCTGCTCGTCTCGATTGTGTCGGGAAAAACGAACCGGATATCATCATTGCCGTAGATCGGATTGACGTTGGTCGGCTTGAGGGTCTGGCCATTGACCTCATTGAGTTTGATGACGCTTTCAACGCGCTCATAGATCGCCGGCCCGATCTGGAGTTGCGGGGGATCGCCGCTATTGGGCGAGGTGTTGGGCCCATAGATCGCCGCGCTCGCGCCGCTTATGCTGGCGATGCTGGTGTCGCCATCCCGGACCCGGCTGATCGAATAGATGCCGCGCCCGATGACCATGTAGCAGACTTCGATCTCAATATTATTCTCGAAGATGCTGTAAGGGACCATCAGCAAATCAGGAGTCGACTCCACCGTGCCGAAGATATCGGCGATCCGGCCGTTGGGTCGCGCCTGATTCGACCGCTCCGATAGAGCATTGTTTGGCGACGGCTGTTTCTGGAAGCCCGGCAAACGGGGCATCAGCAGGAACGCGGCGGCAAGCCCCACCACCACGGCCACGACGGCGATGATAGCCGTGATAGGATCGCCCGGCGGAATAGTGACCAGCAGCGGGCCGTTCAGCTTCCCCAAGCGCTCGACGCCAGCTTCGTCGCGCGGCGTCACATCCCGGCGCGCCAGGATGCTCGGATCGATCAGCGTCGCGGCGCGCGTCCAATCCCCAAAGCCCTCCAGATCGAAAATGCGCGCCGTGCTGGGCCAGCTTGGAAAACGCTCGGCGAGAATAGCGCGCGCGTCCTCGCCCTCGATTTCCTCCCATGTCGATGGATCGAGCGGATTGGTGACGATCCCGACGAGCACGCTCATTTATAAAAGCCCACTTCCGAATAGCCCGAGGTGGCATTCTCAAGCGGCACGTAGGATGCCCCGCGCTGCGTCATCTGGAGCACGCGCCGCTTATAGAAAATCCCGACGTGAGGGATGACGCCCGGCGAGCGCATCAGAACAATGCAGGGGCTTTCCGGCTTCTCGATTTTCCGAAAGGCCGGCACGTCGGTATCGAATTTGCCTAGCAAGGCGGCGGTCGTGATCCTGACCGGGGTGCGATCGCCGAGGTCGATGCCGGTAAGCTCCAGCCACCCGTCGCGGACAAGGTGCCAGCAATTCTGCGCCGCCAGATCGAAACGCCTGGACAGATAGGGGTCCACATTCAGCCTCATAGGAATCCCCGCTGCATTGGAAAGCGCTCCAGCGTGAGGCGCTCGCCTGTCTTGGTCGAATTGAGCGAGGGGGCCCGGGCCTCGAATGATGCGCCCTCCTCCGAAAAGCTGAGCGACGGCACCTCCAGATGCAGCGGGCCATATATCGGCGCGTTCAGCTGATCGGAGCGGAATGTCCAATAGCGCACCGCCGGCTTGGTCATGAATCCGCCGGCCTCCGCCACTTCATCTATCTCGGCGGGGATCAGATCGCCAAGGTCGCCGATGTCAACCCGGATCGCGACGTCCAGATCATCGCGCGCACCAGTCGATTCGACGCGCGCCGGATAATAGACGAAAGGCACCGCCAGCTCGTCGGGTGCCAGATCGACGGTGACGCCTTTGGCGGCATTGCGCACGATCCTGTACGGCTGGGTGAAATTGGGGTGCGTCAGCTCGACCAGATCGAGCTGAACGACCGTCGAGCGACTGTTGAGGAAATATTCGCTGTAAGAGCCCATGGCGGGCCTTATGGCATAACAGCGGGCAAATCGAAATTGACCAGATGCTCCAGCGCGCCAAGCACCTCGGAGGCGTTGTCGCCGAAAGAATCGTAGATCGCGACGAACGCCGCATCGGTGTCCGGATCATAGGGGTTCAGTGTCACCTCCAGTGCCATCTGAACGATATGGGCGTCGCCCTGGACGCCAGTGCGCAGCGATCCGGGAACTATCTTGACTTCGTGCGCGGTGGCGATCGCCGAATCCACGACCAGATCGAGCAAGAACGGCAAGACGCCGTGCTCGATGATCGTGCGGTAGAAAGCCCGCCAATATTGATATTGGGCCGGCGAGAGAACCATATTGACCTGCGCGCCGATCGGGGCGTCGAGCATGTCCAGCCGAAGCCGCGACGGGCCGCTGGAAAGCTTGGCGCGGAGCACCGATTCGCCATCGTCGATCGAATAGCCCACTTGGGGAATATCGATATTGAGCTTGGGCAGCGTCATCAGCTTTTACGTCCCCTAGCCGTGGTGTTGCGCTGGAGAGACTTTCGCACGCGCGAGTTCGGCCTTTCAAGCTCCCCGGCCACGGCCAGGGGTGCCTCCTCGCGGGCGATGATCCGCACCCGGCCATAATCGACCTTCTCGACGGTGTGCACCACGCCCGGGGCGAAATTCTTCATTTCGACGTGCAGGCCGCCGCCGCGCCCCATCATTCCCTGCGGACCAGCATCATTTGCCGCGCGGCGGAAACGCGCCGTGGGATCTCGGCCAGCGTTCATATCCTCCAGCATTGGGCGGTATGCCTTGGTCGCGGCGGCGTGCGAGACGAACTCCTGCCCATGGACGACGCCCGCGACCTGACTTT